TGTTTGATATGTCTTATTTGTGTAATCGTATTATCAACATACTTGGTGAACGTGATGTAAAGAAATTATCACCTTGGAATATTGTTCGTAGTGATGACTTGAATGTTATGGGTCGAACACATTCACGTTTTAATATTCTCGGTGTTTCACAATTAGATTATATGGATTTGTATAAAAAACTCACTGTCAAAAACCAAGAAAGTTTTAAACTAGATCATATTGCAGAGGTTGAATTGGGTGAAAAAAAAGATGATAACCCATATGAAACATTTAAAGAATGGTACACTAATGATTATCAATCTTTTGTTGATTATAATATTCAAGACGTTGAACTTGTTGATAGACTAGAACAAAAACTTAAATTAATTGAATTGTGTATTACAATGGCATACAACGCCAAAGTCAACTATGAAGACATCTTTTCACAAGTAAGAACTTGGGATTGTTTGATTTATAACTTTTTAAGAAAAAAGAACATACCTGTACCATTAAAGAAAGATAGTGATTCACAAGAATTAGTTGGTGCTTATGTGAAAGATCCTGAAGTCGGATTACATGAATGGGTTGTGTCATTTGACTTGAACTCTCTATATCCACACTTGATTATGCAATACAATATCTCACCAGAAACAATTGTTAATTCTAAAACCGAAGTGTCTATTGATAAACTTCTAAACAAAAAATATAATCTATCAAAACTTAAAGACAATAATATTACTTTAGCGGCAAATGGTACAATGTACAAAACAGATTTTCAAGGTTTTCTACCAGAAATTATGCAGAAAGAATATGATGACCGTGTGAAGTATAAGAAGTTGATGATTGAAGCAAAACAAGAATATGAAAAGACAAAGAATAAAAAGTTATTAGATGATATCGCCAAGTATCATATTATTCAATTCTCAAAAAAGATTTCATTAAACAGTGCCTATGGTGCGATTGGTAATCAATATTTTCGTTATTATGACCATCGAGAGGCAGAAGCAATCACTACGTCTGGTCAATTTTCTATTCGTTGGATTGAAAATAAAATGAATGAGTATCTAAACAAGTTATTAAAAACTGATAAAGAAGATTACATTATTGCTTCAGACACAGATTCAATTTATATTAATATGTCAGGTTTAGTAAAGAAACTTGGTAATGATGTTGATAAAACAAAAGTTGTTAAAGTATTAGATAAATTTTGTGAAGAAAAGATTGAACCATATATTGATAAGTGTTATGAAGAACTGGCAGAGTATGTTAATGCTTATCAACAAAAGATGCAGATGAAACGAGAAGTGATTGCGGACAAAGGTATTTGGACTGCCAAGAAAAGATACATTCTTCATGTTCATAATAGTGAGGGTGTTCAATATGCAGAACCACAATTAAAGATCATGGGTATTGAAGCAGTCAAAACATCAACACCGCAAGTGTGTCGTTCAAAGATTAAACAAGCACTAAAGATTATTATGACCCAATCAGAAAAAGAATTACGAGAGTTTGTGAATACATTTCGAACTGAGTTTGAACATCTATCACCTGAACAGATTGCATTTCCAAGATCAGTCAAAGGTCTAAAAAAGTATGCAGATCCTAATTCTATTTTTCGTAAGTCAACACCAATGCATGTCAAAGGTGCTCTGATCTATAATCACATACTTAAAGAAAAAGGATTACAAACAAGATTTTCTTATATTAATGAGGGTGATAAAATCAAATATCTTTTGTTAAGAAAACCAAATACACATCAAACAAATGTCATATCTTTTATAACAAAACTACCATCACAGTTTAACTTTCATCCATTGATTGATTATGATCAACAATTTCAGAAATCATTTTTTGAACCATTACGATTTATCTTAGATGCAATTAAGTGGCAAGTTGATGCTAGTGGTATGAACACAATAGAAAGTTTTTTTGCCTAATGTTTGACTTTACACCATACACAAATAAAGACGGACTTCCGACTATGAATACAAAACAGTTTGATGAAGTCACAGAAAAATTAGGTAAAGAACAGTTTCGATTAGACTTGGCAGAATATATTGCTACACACAGACCACCTTTTCCATTTAAGAAAAGAACAAAAGAAGATATGATTGAAAACTTTTTAAAACTTAAATCATTTGATACAAGTAAAATATATAATCCTATTGATAATATCGATAAAGATGTTTTTGAAAAGTATGATGACTATAAACACAATTTTAAAGAATATGGATTAGGTATTGTTGATGCATCGAGTGTTTACAATTTATGTTCTGATTATTTTCACCAAGAACTAAGATTGAATTGTGGCAGTTATGGTTTTAAAGCACCAGTTGATGTGTGGCAAAATGGTAATGCAAAAGATATATGGCGTTGTTTTGGACCTATTTGGAGAGGTATTAACTCAGGAAGAGAATTAAATGAAGTTGTTTATATGTCAGCATTTCGTTTAGGAACTTATATTGCAACACAATTTAAACCACTTGTAGCAAAAGCAATCTATGATATGACTGATGCTAAAAGAGTATTAGATACAAGTTGTGGATGGGGTGATCGACTTGCAGGTTTCTATACAAGTAATGCAAAGGAATATATTGGTTGTGATCCAAATCCAAATACTTTTGCAAGATATTTAAATCAAGTTTATGAGTATGAAAAGATATTAGGTAATAATAATCCTATTATTAAAGAAGAACGTGATATGTTTACAATCAATGCATCAAAGAAAGTTACTATCTATCGTTGTGGTGCAGAGGATTTACCTTGGGATGAAATTGACAATATTGATTGTTCATTTACTTCTCCACCATATTTTTCTACCGAAGAATATAACAAAGGCGGTGAACATGAAGAAGATCAATCATGGCATAAGTTTAATGAATACAATTCGTGGCAAGACAACTTCTTTGTTCCTGTATCATTGAAATGTATTGAAAAAAGTAAACATACCTTAATTAATATTATGGATCCAAAAGTCAAAGGTGTAAGATATTATACAAGTGATAATTTAATTGATCGAATACCAGAAAAGTTTAGAGGACAGATTGGTATGAGAATTATGCAACGACCTAAGAGTGATAAATTATTCAAAGACGAAGAAGAAAAGAAAAAGTTTATGAATGATATCTTTATTGAAAATGTATGGTATTTTAGTGAAGATAAAGAATTTGATTTGTTCAGACATTCGAGGAGAAATACTTTAGATAGTTTTTTCTAAAATAAATATGACTATGCCCATAACAGAAAAAGAATATTTTCATCTCCAAGAATATTGGGATTATCAACGTAAGGTTGAATACAATAGAGAATTGTGTCTTGCCAAAGTTAAACAACTATGGGCAGAACATGAGGTAGATGATATATTTCCTGTTGTGTGGAGTAGAGTATCAACCAATACATATATAGATCCACCAAAAAATTATGTGCCAGAAGATAAAGGTTTGAGATTTGAAGGTGAAGATATTGAAAAGTGGAGATCAATTCCTTTTCGTTTTATACCTGCAGATGATACTATAAGAAGTGAGTATGACTAAATGTATGTAAATATTATCACAGATTTTGGTAGAAGTGCTACTTATATCGAAGAAAAAGAACTTGACAAATTGAAAGAAATGTGTTATAATAACAACTATTATTATATTATTATTCGGACTAACGGAGGTGAAAAGTAAATGGACTTTTTAAAACAAATAATCAAAGAAACGGGCAATGAGTTTGCGTCTATTGTAGATGAAGGTGTCGAAGCAGGTGATGTTGCAAGTTTCATTGATACCGGTTCGTATATCTTTAACGGACTGATTTCGGGTTCAATCCATGGTGGATTGCCTGCAAATAAGATTACTGCAATCGCAGGTGAAAGTGCTACTGGTAAAACATTCTTTGTTCTAGGAATGGTTAAAAACTTCTTAGACAATAATCCAGAAGCCAATGTTGTGTACTTTGAATCAGAAAGTGCATTAACAAAAGACTTAATTGAAGGTCGTGGTATTGATTCAAAAAGAATTGCAATCTTACCTGTAACGACAGTACAAGAGTTTCGAACACAATCACTAAAAGTTTTAGATTCTTATTTAGAGTTAGATGAATCCAAAAGAAAACCACTATTCTTAGTGTTAGATTCTTTAGGTATGTTATCAACAACAAAAGAAATCGAAGACACTGCTGATGGTAAAGAAACAAGAGATATGACACGAAGTCAAATTGTTAAGGCTGCATTTAGAGTATTAACATTGAAACTTGGTAAAGCAAAAGTACCTCTTGTGATTACTAACCATACGTATGATGTGATTGGTTCAATGTTCCCACAAAAAGAAATGGGTGGCGGTTCTGGTTTAAAGTATGCCGCTTCTACCATTGTCTATCTCTCAAAGAAAAAAGAAAAAGATGGTACTGATATTGTCGGTAACATTATTCACTGTAAAACACACAAGAGTAGATTATCAAAAGAAAATATGATGGTTGATACACGTTTACGATATGATACAGGTTTAGATCGATACTATGGTCTTTTAGACTTGGCAATCAAATATGGTATCTTTAAACAAATATCAACAAGAATTGAACTGCCTGACGGTAGTAAACAATATGCAAAGACTATACAAAATGAACCTGAGAAATATTTCACTGAAGAAATAATGAATCAGTTAGATGAAGCCGCTAAAAAAGAATTTAGTTATGGCGTCAACGAAATATAGTTACGTAGATAATCCACGATACTCCCACTCTGGTATTATTATCGAAGATGGTGAGTATAAAGATGTGATTTACCTTTATGGTAAAGTTCAATTCATCGAGGAGAACGAACACCTGAGATTGAAGTTTGATTATCAGGTGTTACGTAATCCAAATAATGTTGATACCGAAAGTGAAAACTTTCGAAATGTTATTGGTGATATACTAACAGAGAACCTAGAGAAGGAAGTGAATGACGAACGAAAGAATAGAGAGAACGACATTAAAGAATCTTTTATTTAACGAAGAATACTCCAGAAAAGTATTACCGTTTATTAAAGAAGAATATTTTACCAATCGATTAGAAAAAATATTATTTAAAGAAATATTTAATTTTACGAATCAGTATAATAAACTTCCTACCAAAGAAACTTTAGAAATTGATATTCAGAATCGTAGAGATATTACTGATGAAGAATATAAACAAATTGTTGGTTTAATTCAATCGTTAAAACCTGAAGACATCAACCTGGAATGGTTGGTTGAAACAACTGAGAAGTTTTGTAAAGATCGTGCCATACATAATGCCGTAATGGATGGTATTCAAATACTAGAGAATAAAGATACAAAAAGAACACCAGAAGCGATACCAGAAATATTATCCGAAGCATTGGGTGTCTCCTTTGATTCCCATGTTGGTCATGATTATTTAGATGATGTT